AAACAACCTTTAAACAAGGAAGTTGCCGATCCTACCGACGACGAAATTGCGAGTTACTCACAGAATGTTCAAAGCAGAATCAAAGAATTGACTCATGCTAGACACGATGAGAGGCGCAAAGCTGAAGCAGCAATGCGTGAGAAACAAGAACTAGAGAGCCTAACGCTACAACTTTTAGAAGAAAACAAGTCTCTTAAAAGCAACGTCCAGGCTGGCCATCAATACATAGCCACTTCTGCTAAAGAAAAAGCTGAATCAGACCTAATAGCGGCAAGAAAACAGTATAAAGAAGCTCAAGAAGCCTATGATACTGATGCCATTATTGCGGCTCAAGAGGCTTTAACTGATGCCAAATGGCGTATTGAATCGTTGAAAAATTACCGTCCTGCTTTACAAGAGCGAGAAAATACGGTACAAACTCAACCTAGACAGACTCAATCTGTACAACCAGACGAAAAATCCCTGCGCTGGCAGGCAAAAAACCAGTGGTTTGGTTCTAATGGGTTTGAAGAAGTTACCAGCTTTGCGCTAGGGCTGCATCAAAAACTAGTCAACTCGGGTGTAGACCCGCGCTCCGATGAATACTATCAACAGATAGATTCACGCATCAAAAACACGTTCCCGGAAGTTTTCGGCGAACAAAAATCGGCACAAGCCGCAAAGCGTCCTTCGAATGTAGTTGCTCCAGCGTCACGATCTTCAGGCGTGAAAAAGGTTCAATTAACACCGACGCAAGCTGCGTTAGTGAAGAAATTTAATCTTGATCCCAAGAAGTATTACCTTGAACAACAGAAATTGGAGGCACAAAATGGTTGATGTTAAGAAAACTCGTGAGATTGAAACCCGTGATAAAGAGGTTCGTGTGGAATACAAACCCTCGAGCCAATTGCCGGACCCTACACCCGAGCCAGGTTATGTGTATCGTTACATTATGACGCACATACTAGGCAAGGCGGATCACACCAGATTGTCTCGCATGAGACGTGACGGTTGGGAGCCAGTAAAGGCGGCAGACCATCCTGAGTTGATGCTTGATGGGAATAATGAAGGCAACGTAGAAGTCGGTGGTTTGATTTTGTGCAAAAACACAGTAGAGAACTTCGAGGCCTACAAGCGTTATTATGCCAAGCAAGCAGCAGATCAGATGGAATCAGTGGACAACAGTTTCATGAAAGACAGTGATCCCAGGATGCGCAAGTTTTCGGAGAGAACATCTACGACGACTCGCGGTGCTGGATTTGGCGCAAGATAATTTAATTCAGGAGTCCTTAAATGGCATATCCCATTATTCCCGCTCCATACGGGTTTAAAGCGGTCAGTGAGTTCGGCGGTCTACCCTACGCAGGGTCAACCCGCATGTACCCCATTGCTACTGCTTATGGCACATCGTTGTTCAATGGCGACATTGTTCAGCTCTCTGGCGGTACTATTGTTACCACTACCATGTCTGCCGCATCGTCGCCTGCTACTCCAGTAGCGGGTACTTTGGGCATTTTTGTTGGTGCAGAGTACACAAACTCATCCAGTCAGATCGTTCGCGGTCAGTACTGGCCCGCAAGCACATCGTCTAACTATGCCGTTGGCTACGTTATTGATGATCCCCGCACTGTGTTTAAAGCCGCCGTGGTTGCTCAAGGTACTTCCTTGTCCAATACAGCGTCTACCATTGGCTATGTTAATCAAACTTTTGTTGGTACTAATATGTATGCCGTTACTGGCACTGCAGGTAATACCACAACTGGTGATTCAGCTATGGCCGTGTCTGGTGCAGTTGTTAGTTCTGGTACTTCTGGTAACACACGCATTGCAACATTGTTGCCTTTCCGTGTAGTTAGCTTGGTGCAAGATACTGCCGTCTCTGTTTCTGCTACTGCTTCTACCTCTGGTTCAAGCACAACTGTGACATTGACTGCGGCCAATACTGCGATCCAGCCCGGAATGCAGTTGATTTGTTCAACAGGCACAGGTTCCGCTCAAGGTAACTATATTTCTGTAGTGACTGTAAGTGGAACTACGGTAACTGTGAATTCCGCTGTCACTTTGGCATCTGGTTCACAAGTTTCTTTTGTTGGTTATCCTGAAGTTTTAGTCGTATGGAATCAATCATTCCAAGGTATGACTAACACTGCTGGCGTTTAATTAAGGAGCACTTAAATGGCTATTTCACGCGCACAACTGCTTAAAGAGTTGCTCCCTGGTTTGAACGCATTGTTCGGTCTAGAGTACGCCCGTTACGGCGAAGAGCACAAAGAAATCTACGAAACTGAGAAATCAGAGCGTAGCTTTGAAGAAGAGACAAAACTGTCAGGCTTCTCAGCCGCACCAGTCAAGGCCGAGGGCACAGCCATCAGCTACGACAATGCGCAAGAGGCATTTACAGCTCGCTATAACCACGAAACCATTGCTTTGGGTTTCTCAATCACTGAAGAGGCGATTGAAGATAACTTGTACGACAGCTTGTCTGCTCGTTACACCAAAGGTTTGGCCCGTGCTATGGCATACACCAAGCAAGTCAAAGCTGCCGCAGTTTTGAACAATGCTTACAACGCCGCTTATGTCGGCGGTGATGGTGTATCTTTGTTGAATACTGCTCATCCCTTGGTGAACGGTGGCACAAACTCCAACACTGCGTCTACCCCTGCTGACTTGAACGAGACTTCTCTTGAGAATGCCGTCATTCAAATCGCAGCTTGGACAGACGAGCGTGGTCTTTTGATCGCCGCACGCCCCAAGAAGTTGATTGTTCCACCAGCTCTAATGTTCGTTGCAACACGTTTGCTCGACACAGAATTGCGTGTTGGTACAAACAACAACGACATCAACGCGTTGAAGAACAATGGTTCGATTCCAGAGGGTTACACAGTTAACCACTTCTTGACCGCAACCAATGCATGGTTCTTGACTACTGATGTGCCAAATGGCTTGAAGCATTTCGAGCGTACACCTCTCCAGAATTCAATGGATGGAGATTTCGATACAGGGAACGTTCGCTACAAATCTAGAGAACGTTACTCTTTTGGTTGGTCCGACCCACTAGGTATTTACGGATCATACTAATAAAATCAACAACTTAGGTTGATTAAGAAGGGCCTCACAAGGGCCCTTTTTTATGTGTTATAATTCCCTGTATCGTAACACAGGAGGAGTATATGGAATACCCAGACAATCGCGCAGAAGCTAAATCAACGGGAGCAAAGTTTTACTTTACTGGTATTGCCTGTAGTCGTGGGCATATTGCTTTACGCAAGACCAAAGGATCGTGTGTAGAGTGCATGAAAGAAGACTGGAAGATTGATAATGAAAAACGCAAGGAGAAACCAAAGTCGGAGGCAGCAAAAGAAGCTGGACGTAGATACTATGAGCGCAATAAAAACATGGTAAAAGCCAGGGCAAATGCACGTCCAAAAGAAGAAGTAAACCAATATAAATTACGACACAAAGAAAATAATCCTGAATACTATAAAGCTCTTACTAGTGTACGCAAGCGCAGACATAGGAATGCCACACCCAAGTGGATAACGCCAGAACAAAAGCTGGCCATGCGAAATCTGTATTTAAAGGCGCAAGAGCTCAGTAAAATAGCTGGGCAAAGGTATGTAGTTGACCATATTATTCCGCTCATCTCAGAGTCTGTATGTGGTCTACATGTGCCTTGGAATCTACGAGTTATCACCCAAGAAGAGAATTTAAAAAAGTCTAACAAACTTGTTGACACCATGCGTGTATAGTGTATATTGTAGGTTGTCTGGGACTTTTTCTCTTGTTGCCACTGGCCCAGCAGACGATGCAACGATTAACAAGAGTTCTTTTGCATAAGGAAATATCATGGGACGCAGTACCTTTGAAGGCCCAATTCTGGCCGCGACACAACGATTTGGCTCACAGCGTAATGCTGGTACCGTTGAATTAGTTCAAAATGCTTTTTTAGATTTTTCAGTTACAACTCCAGGAACTACCAACTATGGTGGCGCATCTGGTACGTTTGTAAGCTCAAACAACATTCCCAACAATACTGGCACAATCTGGACTCCCCAGTCTGGCGTGTACAGCACAAGTGGCCCAACAGTAGCTTCAGCTCCTACGGCGGATACAAGTGGCACTAACTATCGCGGCGCAGTATTTTTGATCCCCTACAACTCAAACATCATTGATGTGATTGTGGATCAAGGTACAACACCTACCGATGGAACCAATGCTGTTACATCGACACAAGCTTACATTTCCAACAACTTTGCCACATCTGCTGGCGTGTATGCAACGATGGCGGCCATTACAGCCGCAGGTCGTACCAATGCTACTTACACAGCCACACAGTTGGATAACGCTTGTGGTACGTTGCAAGACGTTCAAAACATTCAACCCGGTCAACAACCCACTTGGTTCTCGCAAGTTGTGGTGACTTTAAAAATGACTGTAGCGAGTTTGACGTCTGTTACCGCAGGTCAGTTTAATATCACCATCAGGTATACACAGGCTGACTTGAACATCGGCAACTCAACAACTTACCCCTACGGTAACTTTGACTGATCTTCTGGGGGCTTCGGCCCCCGTCTTTAATTAAGGAGATTAATCATGGCAGTACAAAGTCCAAATGGAATACCCGGCAGAAATGACGGCAACAATTCCATTTCTCGTCAAGCAAAATACGAACCTTTTGATCTACAGGTAACCCGTGGTCAAATTGCAGGTCATACGCCTTTAAACATATTTGGTTATGGTACAACTGGCACAACGGCTGGTGTATTTGTAACTATGTGGGAGAACGCTCCTACAACCAATTATGTATTCCCAGCAACTGCCGCAGTCATGTATGTGGCCAGTACCGTTGGTGCAGGTGATGCAGGCGCACTGATTCAAGTGGTTGGATTAGATGCAAACTACAGTCCGATTTCCGAGATTGTTGCTTTAGGTGGTACGGCGGGG